ACTTCTTCAACCTGATCACAGAACATCCTGTCTTTAAGGATCAGCTGGCAAAGTTTCTCTTGGAAATCCTTGCCGTATTTTGAAAAATCTACTCTCTCTGTTTTTGTCATAATCTCTCTTTTCTAGTACGCCCGACTGGACTTGAACCAGTGACTTCCACCTTATAAGAGTGGCGTTCTAACCTACTGAACTACGGGCACAAATTTTAACTATAATAGTATTTTATACTTAAATCATATTCCTTGTTAATCTTTTTAATAATTGCTTTTGCAATCATGACTCTGGCGATGTCGGAAGAAATGTTCGTTGAATAACTGTTGAAATCTTCCAAAATTCCTGTGATCGCTTCTTCTAATTTTTTATCTTTATCAGCAATCACAATATGTGACTCCACTCTTTATTCTTGGCATCCCATTTGTAGAAGTGAGGTTCGGGCTTTTCTTCGGGATCGACCAAAGATTGGTAAACGAATATAATCTCTGATATGGTTAAATTAGGAGTATGCAAATTGTCTAAATTAATCTTTTTTGCATCCGATAAACATTCTTTACGCTTTTTTTGAAGATCGTCGTAAGTGCTAATTTTAGTACTTGGCACATAAATTCCAAGTCTAATCGTCAGATTGTTTAATTTCTGTTTTATTTGTTTATCATTTAAACCATCGTTCTTCCATGCATTTGTAACTTCAAGCAATTTGCCCAACATTATGCCACTTTGCAGGTTTATAGTTGTGGACTGAGTAACTGCATCGAACCGATTATTTGGGTAGTCATAGCTGCCCAAATTATCCAAGTGGTTGTTGTTGGTAAACCAACTTTCAGCTTCTTTATTTGTCCAAGTTTTAAGCTTGCTAGTTGTTGCCCCTCCAAGAAACTTTGTAACTATACCACCCCTTTTTTGCTTAGAGTATCTGTCATAGTGTCTTTTCAGCAATTCATGCGCTTTCTTTCTAATGCTACTTATTTTTTTCTTATCATCCTCAATCTTAAAACATTCATCGAAATGACCAAGTTGTTTATATTTGTTAAGGTATTGTAACCCGTCTTGCTCATTATGACTTTGACATGCTTCATGGTTATTTTGATCCTGCAAAAATTCTTCGCGGGGGTCGAGGCCGTCTGCCCGGTCGTAATATTCAATAATAATGACTGGAATTTTTGGAAACCCCAACTCGGAGGCAGCTTTTTTCCTATGATGCCCTGACTCTACCACGAGCACACCTGTGATTGGATCTCTGGTACAGTACATCGGATCCATCCCTTTAACGCCTTTTTCTTCTAGTTGATTTTTGACTCTTTTTAAATTCGTTGGATCATATGTCTGAGTTCTAGGTTGATTTCTCTTTTCGTTAAGAGTAATAGAATTGGGATCCTCCATACTGAAGCCTGTGATCCTTACACCGTCCTCAAGATCTTGCGGAAGTTCACAACCCTCCCTCTCAGCATCTTTCATATAGTCAGGCATGATATCGATTTGTTTCTTTGTTTTAGTCATAATTCCTCCTTGATGTTCTTATAATATAGCAAAATTTTTATTATTTGTCAACATTTATTATGCTATCGACAAAAACTTTTTCTCCTTCCTGGTTTATATCAACCAAGAAATAATTTCTATTGTGTAACATTGCTGCACGACCTAATGTCCCACTACCAGCAAAAGGATCTGCAATTAAAGAACCTTCCTGTGAATACATTTTAACAATCCTTTCCAGAAGTTTGACTGGTTTTTGTGTAGCATAATTTAATTTTTCTCCGTGCTGGATTTGAGTTATATCTGTCCATAAATCTCTAACAGGTATTCCGTCCATCTCAGACAAGAATCTTTTTATTCTAGGTATGCCCCTCTTGTTATATAACAGTCTGTCATCTTCGTGCAAAAACTGCATCTTTTCTTTTGAAACGTACCATTGTTTGTGATTGCTGTTCCATGTTAGAAGACGGAGATCAAACACACCCCATTCATATCTCAAATTCATTCTCGGGTTTACATCTGGCTGTGAATTGTGAATAGCTGTAGTAACATACCAATCTTTTCTTGTTTCGCAATATTTTGCTGAAGAGCTTTTCTTATATTCTTCATCATATGGCTTATACTCTGGATTGAAGATTGATTCGTTACATTTTCCATAAACGATTATCGTATCGTGATATCTACCCAATTGTTTTTTATTTTTTGCATTGCCGCCTGATTTCCAAGCTATTTCATTTTTAAAGTATCTTTCCCCGAACACTTCGTCCAAAACCATCCTAACATGGTGACTATTACGAGGTTCAACATGGACGACTATATTACCTTCTTTTTTCAAAGCTCTGCGGCATTCGACAAGTCTTGGTTTCAGAAAAGCATTAGCGTATTCATTCATAGACTCGAATTTATCATTAAAATCACTAAAATTCCTTCCAGTGTTGTAGGGAGGGTCCATGTATATCAAATCAAAAGTTTCATCTTTGACTTGTTTTAAAATTTCTAAATTGTCACCGACAACATAATTATTTTCAAGCTGCAACAGCAGACTCCTTTCTTTTCTCTTCTTCAGCATCTATTAAAACTTCTTTTAGTTTTCCCTTGTATTTGTTAAAAATACTCATCGGGACTCGTGGTCGAATAAATCCAGGAGATTTAGGGTCTTCTAGGGCGGACTCGGGAATCGCGATCAACTCCGCACCTTCTGGATTCTCGAGAAATGATATAATATCCTCATAACTTCTGCCCTTCTTCGAGGGCTTTCCGCCGCTTGGAACTGTAAGAAGAAATACATCTGTCTCGCCCATACTATATGCAACGTGACCGCTAGAAGAGGCTGCGCCTGCATTCTTCTTGCTATTCCTACGAGTCGTTTCTAAATGAAGGCTCGTTGCCCTAAATTTTGATTGAATCCTAACTCCAGATTCTGTGATCAGGTCATATCCAGATTCATTAGGGTCTTGTTCAAAATTTGCCTCATCAGACATGTCGTCTCTATGAAACACCTTAATACCTATTTTCATTTTATTGATCGTGTCTTGCTGAAAATATTCATTTGGCAGCGCTAAAAGCTTTCCAACATCCCGAGTATTCCCCTCTCTTTTGAGGTTTTCAAGTGCTAGCGGTAGATATTTATTCCAAAATGACATTTAAGATCTCCTTATTTTTATATTACCTATCATACATCATTTATCGTTTGTTGTCAAGCAAATTCTTTTCATTGTTGCAAACATTTCTGACCAATCATATGCACCAATTCCATCTTCAATCATCAACCCAATACATTGAGTCTTATTCAACTCTGGTGTCATTTCATGAATCGCGTATTTGATCTTTTGGCTCGCTTGCACTGAAACAAGAGGGGTATACAACTGCATCATCTTGTAATTTCTCTGTATCTTTTTCTCTCCACTCAAAATATTATGATGAACTTTTAATGGCTTTTCCACTGATTCGCAAGCTTCGAAGAGCGTCTGGATCTCATGCGGATTAGCCTCTGAGAGGAACGGAAACCGCTTAGCAACGGTCTTTAAGCCCGCTCCCCCAACTCCGTCTAGATTGTCGCTCTTATCGCCGCAAATGGCCCTTGCGAGGGCGAAGTTGCTGGGGTGTATTCCGAACATCTCAACTAGCCTACTGGCGTTTATGAACTGATTTTGGACGGGTCTATATACCACCGTTTTATCGTCGCAAAGTTGATAAAAGTCCTTATCACTAGAGATAATAACTTTTTGAGCATCCTTGAAATGGGGCATTTGCGCAACATAACTAATAATGTCGTCTGCTTCTATTTGTTCAATCATAATCTGAGAAACTGGGAGACAGTTAAGATATGTTATTAACCTTTGTTGTTGCCATACTTTGTTTCTAAATTCTTCTTCCTCAGACATTACTCGGACATTACGATTAAGGCGAATGGGCTTGCGCCCGGCTTTATAGCCCTTGTGCATTGTCTTTCTTTTTCTACTTCCATCAGGACCGTCCCAACAAACGACAATGTGATCTGGCTTCATCTCTCTACAATATTTTTGAAGTGATTTTAGAAATCCAAATGCTCCGCCGATGGGCTCACCATTCAATGCGATTGAAGGGTTAGATATATATGCTCTCAAATAAATGTTGAGGGCATCAATTATTAATACTCTTTTACTCATATTCCTAATATTCCTTTAGCTCCGTCAGAACAAATTTTACCAACAATTTTCATATAATCCGGATCTTTTAATTTATCTATCGGAGGACTCCAAGCTGTATCTAATCTTTGTTCATTAATTTTCAATGTTTCTATTGTTAGATCTTCACTTATATGAAGAAACACAAATTTAAATCTAGCATATGGATACTTCTTTTTAAACTTGGCAAGTAACTTCTCTCTCATTTAAATCCCTCATAATTTATAGCACTCTAAACTTCCTTCATCTGTTGTATAATATACTCTTTTTATTCCAACGTGTTTAAGTGCTGTTTCGCACATTGGGCAAGGTTTACTCATTTTGAACTTACCTTGATTATTTACTCTCACAACGTACATATCTGCTCCCTGTGTAGTGGAGCGATCTAAATTAAGCACTGTCGCTAGTTCTGCGTGTAGGGTCGAGACGCCCCTATCTCTGTGTCTAAATCTTTTTCCAAAAGAAGAATAGCCCCACTTGTTATGCCCAGCGTTTATGATATTGCCGCCTCTAACAAGAACTGCTCCATGACAGGCACGGCCTTCATCACTCTGTTGTGCCATCCTCTTCGCCAACGACAGATAGCCGCGAGTTTTCTTCGATATTTTCGCTTTCAATGTCATAAAAATCTGCTGCTTCGCCTTGTCGTTTATCAAATTTAAGGATGACCTCTTCATCCATTATATCTAACACTCTATCACGAAACTTCTCATTTGTCAACATATTTTTCCATTTTGATGGCTGAAACTTTTCTTCTGTACCATCTTTGTAGAGTAGCGTATACCACGCTCCGCTCTGTTTAAGGTGTTCTGAACCTTTGATTGCTTCGAACCAACTCTCTTCATCCTGAACACCGATTTCCTCTCCCCATAAGATTTTAAAACTTGCTTGTCTTCCTTGGGTGCCAAAGCGACTCTTTTTAAGAGTTGCCTTGACCTCTGACCCCACCCTAAATCCTCTTTCATCGAGAACATAGCTGGCCTTTGATTTTCTTCCTGTGAGCCAAATACGGAGAGAGTACGCATAGATCATGGCTTTTCCACCGGGAGTCATATAAGGTTCAACCATCGCCTCAGAGGGGCTTCTAGTGATGTTTGTCTTAAGTTGATTAAGAACAAGGAATGTAGACTGACTGTTCGCAATTGGAACGGTTAGTTTAGACATTCCCTTGGCAAGTATTCGGGCCTTTACGGCCATCGAAGAGAGAGGGTTGAAGTCGCCTTCGACATCACTAACGGATGGGGTCAGAGCAAGGCTGTCCCAAATAAAGAGCATACGATTATCATTATTAGCGAGAAGATCTTCGATTGTTTCAAGCACGAACTCAACGCTCTGGGCCTGAATATAAAGCAAGTTTTCTAGGTCACATCCGGTTCTTTCTAGGAACGTCGGATCAATCGCTGATTCAGAATCAAAATAGATTACGTCAATACCCATCTTCTGAGCATTGGCGGCAACCTGAGCAGCCATATATGACTTCCCTGTTGCTTCTAAGCCAGCGATTTCAACAACCTTTCCTATTGGAATACCGGTGAGCTTTCCGCGACTAACAATAGAATCCAGCCATCGGGATCCGGTTGGAATCCAATCCTTCACCTCTGTTGGGTTACTATTAGTTAAATCGTGTGCGACAGACATACCAGCCTTTTTATTAATAAGGCTACGCATATCCGACATAGAAAGTTTACCTGCTTTATTTTTCGCTTTTCTCGCCATAATTAAATCCTATTACTCTCCTTCTGGGACATCTGTTTCTGGCGTTGTGTCGCCAGTTGGTGTTACATCAGTCGATGTCGTATCACCAGTTTCTACTTCAGACGCTTCCACATCATCATTCGGAAGAGCTACGTCTTCCTGAGATGTTTGTGTGTCACCATTAGTTGCTTCTTCAGCGTCAGACGCATCATCAGCACAGGCACCAATTAAAAGTACCATAAAGATAGTGATTAATAATCTCATTTTTGTACCTCCTTTTCTGGAACAATTGTTTTTGGTGAGGATTCACCGTCGACATTTTCTGGTGTAACAACCACGGGTGGTGTCACGTTTGGTTGTTCTTCAGTCGTTACAATATTCAACTCTGGGGTTTTTGCCTCAAAAGCTGGACTTGTTGCCGCTGAAGGTACACTAGTCGTAGGACTAGCTGCTTCTGTGCTAGAAGTAGTTGTTGTGTTTCCAGTGCAAGCACCAAGAACCATCATCAACATAATAGTAATAAATAATCTCATTTTTTTAACCTCCTTTAATAGTAGTATTTCCAAGAGTTGTCTTAACTTCTGCATCCCAGCCAGTAACGGCATGCGAATTTGCGTTAAGAACTTCTTCCACTGTAGTGTCAACTCTTGCTTCCACAGTTGTAAAACCACGCTTGTAGTCGTAGTGTTCTGTTGATCTTTCGATCCATTCGTAATCATATAAATTATCTTTAATTACGCCTTCTACATAGTCAACGAAGCCGCTATCATCACGAGGATAGTCCTCTAGAAGATACTGGCTTCGCATTTCATCTAAGACTTCATTATCTTTAAAGCTTGGATCAGTTACGAGTTCTGCTAAATATTTAGCAATCTCTGTGTTCTCCACAACTTGTTCTTCATAACCATCCCAAGCGTGTACCACGTCTTCGCCGGCTGAATACACTAGAGTCACTTTTGTGTCCCCTGATAAATTTGCTTCTTTAAGTTTGTCTTGAATGTTCAACTATTCTTCTCCCTCTTGGATACTCACGAGTTCAATTTCGAAATTTAGCGTTTGTCCAGCTAGAGGATGATTAAAATTGAGACTGACGTTCTCATCATCAATTGAATCGATTTTTGCTACGACCGGCTGACCAGCTGGACTTACTCCTTGGACCATTCCGCCTACGACTGGTTCAAAGTTCTCTGGAAACGAAGTGAGAGGTACTGTTTCGTAAGCTTCCGGATTCACATCCCCATACGCCTCCTCTGGACTTAGCTTGATATTCTTCACTTCTCCCAACTTCATGCCTGTTAAAGCACTGTCAAAGCCTGTGATCAGCTGACCTGAGCCAACTTCAACAGAGATAGTTTCTTCGCGGGTTCTAGAACTGTCGAATTCAGTTCCATCGTCGAGAGTGCCGACATAATGTAATTCTACTGTCTGACCAACCTTAACTTTCTTGTTTTTTGTTTTTTTAGCCATTTATAATTTTATCCTTTTTTTATTATTAAATTTGAGACACCTGTAGCCCCGTGCCTCCCTGCGGGTGAGAGAGAACCTACGATAGAAGCTCGCTAAAAGCTTTATCTACTGAGTCTCCAGTCTCAGCATTATATTTCTCGACGTTGCCAGAAGAATCGTCATCGACGTTGCCTGACAAATATTCGTCAAGAAGAACTTCAACATCTTCCGGAGATTTCCGTTCAAAGATGTCGTCAAGGTTTGGAATAGTATCCAACCATTCGGAACACTGTGCTTCGTCTTCACATAGTAGAGAAGGACGGCGGCGAGGGGTGATTTCCGTTTGAGGGAAAGAAGCCCCCGCTGGCTTTCCATAACGAATTACGAGATCTGTTCCAGTTTCGGAATCTGTAATATCGCCATACTCAGGGTTAAGAACAAGATTAAGAAGCTTCTCATAAGCCATCTTGCCGAAGCCCCAAATACGCACACCCTTATCTTCCTCTCCGCGAACTACCACAGGAGCGAAGAATCGCTGACGAGCGGACAAAGACTTTGCCATCTTAATGCTGTCTTCTGTGCCCTCTTTATAGAGTTTTCTAACAAAGCTGTCTAGAGCGTCTTCTTCTCCGTAGTTCTTCTTTGGGCTTAAGAAGCCAGGATTGTTTCCAACATTATAGTGGAACCAAAAGTCCTTAAAAGGATCGCCATCAGCTGTAGGGACAATTCGAATTGTTGTCTCTCCATCTTGTGGCTTCCAAAAAGCTTCTCGGTTATTACCGTTTTTGTTTTCTAGTGCAGTGCGCCTGTCGCGCATTTTTTCCATATCAATACCCATTAATTTCTCCTTTTGTTGAGTAAAGTCAGAATGACTAATCTCTCATTCTGCTGTATCCATCATAACACAATGAATTCTGTTTGTCAAGTGTTTTTTTATTTTTTTTGCCTTTGAATTTCTGAAGAATTAGCAACTGTATAAACATAGTCTTGATCATAATTTGTTGAAAATATGCCGTAACTTGTTTCTGTTTCGCTTTTAATTTGCTCTCTAATTTTCTTCAAAATATCTCCATCGGTTTCCAACTTTTCTTTGTTGATAGCATAATAATAGCGCATTTCTCCAACGTTGTCAAGTGAATAAAATAATTTATTTTCATTATTTTCTGTATCATAAAAACCAATCGTTGAAATCCTTCGTCCAGCCGGTGGCTTCGAATAAGTATCAACAACTGGTTCTATATGATTATAGACGTTAATCATATGCAAGGAAGACACAATCATACTATTAAGCCTATCATAATATCCTATAACTGGAACATTGCCTAAATTTTCTTCAACTTTTGAGTTATCGACAAGATAAATTCTATTAAACACTCCAGACCTCGCATACTCCTGCAACACGTTAAACACAACCCATTCTTGTTTCATTTTTGTTATACTTATTGACTCCAAGTCAGGTCGGATATATAATATGTTAATATTGCAATGTTTTATGTGCTCTAGAATTGATAAGGCTGCTCCAGATATGTTTCCGGAGCCTCCGACAACAAATAAAACGTCCCCATAGACATCTTTAAAGAAATTAGTCATGTCTGGGCACTTTTCTTCATATCTCTCGGGACTATCTTGCCAAGGCATATCGTATATCCCGTCTTGCCTAAGCCCTTTCAAATTACAATCTATCTTATATACCTTGTATTGACTATATTTTGTAAACTCATCAGCTATGTTGCAGCCAGCAGATCCTAATCCAATAACAGTATCCATTACGATAATAACTCCCTTAAGTTTCCGAAATCTTTTCCAGTCTTAACGCTAGTCTTGAACTTGCCAAATCTTGTATTTGAAAACTCATCTATAATATCCTTCATTAGAAACTTGTCCTCTGCGTGTAAATCAATAACTATACTGTCATGCACGCAAAAGGCAATGTTTGACTTTCTACCTTCTAGTATATCATATATTTTAATCATTTTTTGTAAAATAAGATCCGCGCAGGTACTCTGAATAATATAATTTAGTGCGTGGTGCTTGTCTGCTGGTATTTCTCTGTTGAAGCAGGTCTTCACTGTCTCTCCATCCCAATATTCGTTTAGAACTTTGTCTTTATCATACATTTTTATTAATATATTTTCGTTTGGGTGCTTTTTTGAGTTATATAGCCAAGCAAAGATAGAATTTTTTATTTGTTGTCTCGACAAGATCTTGTTTCCCGATAAATATCGCCTATTCCACTCGTGGATGTCCATTTGTGGTTGCTTCTTGTCCGATAGGGCCAACAAGGTTCGTAATTCAGCCCCATTATAGTCCAATTCAACAAACAAGTCATTGTTTGGTTTAATAATGGATCGGTATGCCTTTGGAAAAGTAAGAACAGGGAAGCTATACTTCTTTGTCGTCAGTCTTCCCGTCTTTGTCCCAAAAATATCGTATCTAATATAAGGTTTAAGCTTCTCAACCTTCTTTCTCCACTGTCTCGCTTTATATTCAGCAAGATGTGGCTTGAATTCATCAATATCGATATTGAGTTTTTGTTGATTTATATCTTCTACCACTTTTGTTAATAAAGTCAAAAATCTCAAATTTTTAGGTGGCAAAAAATTTTCAAAAACGTGTTTTGTAATCTTGTTTTTGATCTCACAGAATTCAAGCAAGAATTTTTCTGGGACCAGATCATAAAAGCAGTTGTCGTCCAGAGATACTTTTGATGTGAAAAAGGATCTCATATATGCTTTTAATTTTTTATTGATCTCTTCCCAATCATCTCTTAGGACATCGGGGCAAACATCATCAAGAGACTTTCCACCGCATTGCAAATGTCCGAACGACAGTTCTTTGTCTTTGAGGAAAGAAGCATAAGTCCATGTTTTGCTAATTCCGTCAGGAACTTCACTATTAAAGTAAAGATCTCCATCATAATATACTCCTATGCATTTATGTTTGTTGTCCAATGTTTGAAATAACATATTCTACTTTTTAGTTTCCAGCGTAATCTACGCCATCTGAACCGACTTGTTGACTTAGTGGCTCTATATTACCAGATGTTTCTTCGCTTGTCAAGTTTAAAAAATTATCAATTGCAAAAGAGTCTGCAAGCTGCCCCCTCTTCGGAAAACCCTTAACAGCTTCATTAATATATCTCATAGCCTTACTACTTGATCCTATAGATGAAATATTCTCCTGTTTATCAACATACTTAAATATTTTTAACGACTGCTTTATCACATTAGAAAAATATGCATCCTCAACCTTTTCCCCCTCCTCCTTTAGTCTTATATTATAATATATACGAAACCATTTTAAATTATCCTGATTCACATCTGATATTCTTACAGGCTTTCTCACAATAACTTTACTTGCTGTGGCTGTATATAAGTTGGTTATTTTTTCAGGCTTGGTTTGGTTTGGGCAAAACTCAGGTCTTATTAGCATAACTTTTGGAAAATCATTAACATATTGATTGTAAAATTGAACTGTTAAGCTTATCAAATTGGCGATGTCCCTCCAATACCCTTTTCTGTAAAAACTATTAAAAAAGTTTTCGACACTATAAGGCACCATAGAATAAACATCTTTTCCTGATTTCCCTGTCATATCTAAGTTTTGATAAGAGCTGTTTGCTGCTTGTTGCTGCTCAAATTGTTCCCAACACTTTGAATCAACATTCGCCGCAGAGGTTGGATCAAATTTTTGAAGAGGTGATAAAGTTGGATCTAAGTTCCCCTTAAGCCAGTATCTTTGCATTTGAGGAGATGATATGTTTGCTATTAGTCTCCAAGGCGCATTTTTATCAATATAAAAGCCATATTTCTTAGCCAATTGATGAAAATAAGAAAAGTTTGGATCATCGATATATTTTGCTTTAAGATCATCATCGTCATGATCTTCGAAAGCTATCTCTATGGCTAATCCGCTTGTTAATATGGTGTTGTATCCAGATCTTACCACAGCTGTTCTAGTAATTGGCATTCTTCTTGCGTATAAATTAGTAAAATCGATGAAATGTCTGAGAAAGTCTGAATAATCTCTAACATCCTGATCTCTTGATGTTTTTCTTAAATATTCTTTCATAAAAATATCAAAAACACCGTCTATGTAAGTCGAATAAAGTGGCTCAAATGGGATGAGCGCCTTTACAGCGGTAAAGTTCCTGATGACGCTGCTTTCTTCTATTCCTGCGTAACTGTTTGGACCACTTAACGCGGAGACTCTATCAACTCTTGCTTTAAAGTCGTTGAATGCGTCAGCCACGAAGTTGAGAGCAAATAAGTTTGTTCCTTTTATTTGCTTTTTCTTTGTTCGGTTTAGAGAGTCTGGTATGAAAACAGAATCGGATCTTTGATCAACTCTGCCATAAAGGATTTTATCGTACCATAAATCGAGAGGTTCTGGTGAGTAAAATTCATCTAAAAATTCTATCCCGAGAGCGTCGCCGTCGAATTCTTTATAGCTTTTTCTATCTTTAAATATTTTAATAATACTCATTTATTTATGGATCCCACTAAGTCGTCAAATGATTCTTCCGGAGTCATTTGCAAGGATTGATCAATATTTTTAGGCGCTTTGATTTCTTTTCCGAAAGTTGTCCACTTGCAAGTTGCACTAGTATTCCAATCCAATCTGCCACTGGCTGGCATAATGTTTATCTGATTACTAACCTTAGTTATAAGAAAATAACCTCCTAAACCTAGGGCCATAGCTTTAGAACCTTCTTGAGCTGGATTTCCAAACCATGCTAGAGGAAACCTTATATAAATCTGCCTTCCAGGACGTATTAAAGTGTTGCCGTACATGGCAAAGTTACAATGGTATGGCTCACTAAGGTGTTTGTTCCCCTTTAAATAACCGTCTTCCTCTACCTTTGCCTCTAGAAAGAATGGTTGATCTGTTTTATTAAAGTTAATTGAACTAATGGTAGAGTTCTCCTGCCCTATCACAATATGATATATTCCCATATCATTATCTTTATTTTTCTCTCCTTGCAAAAACCCAAAATCATTAGAAGTGTCATATATAAACATTATCTGCTCTTCACCCTTAACACTATTATCAGAAGGTCCTGAATCTGAAAGTTTCTTAGTTACTCGATTTTTAGCGACGGCATAATATGCCTGATCGACACTTATAGACTCGCCTTTGAATTCAAAAGGCTCTGGCTGGGAGATCTCTATAGATTTGCTTGGGGATAAAGTGAAAAAGTCAACAGCAGGTCTCACTTTTACCATGGGCTGGCCTGGAACTTTATTTTTGTTTGTTAATGCTTGTTGCACAACCTGAACTAAAACGTCTCTAAGAAATGCTTTGAAGTACCACTTTTCTCTCATCCTCCTAACAACGAATTTTTTCCAAAACTCTTGCCACATCTCAAAAGATATTGGTACCTTTGCCATATTTATACTTATTCTTTCTTGAGTTTGTGGATGAATAAAATCAATATCACCCATAATGACTTTTAAAACCCCATCCTGATTAGATGCAGTCCAGAACTCTAAATCTAAGTCTTTACTAACTTCATCGTTTGTAATGACATCCATTACGATGTCTATCAAATCTCCGAAGTAGAACCAATAGAGTACATGTTTTTGTTTATTGCCTTTTTTAGCAGCGTTCTTCCCAGGGTCAAATAAATTTTTAACATATTTTGATTGCTCAGTAGCGTCAATTCCTTTTTTTCTATCGCTCTCTACTTTAGCAATTCCTTTTTCCATTTTTGTTAATTTTTGCTTTACAAATTCTTTATTACTTTTAACATTTTTAAGTCCAGTTTTGTTTACAATTTGCGACTCAAAGTCTTCTCTCATTTCCAATAAAGATTTCCACTCTTTTTCATAATCTTCCAATTTTTTCTTGGCTTCCTCATCTCCTTCCCTTGCCTTTCTTTTTAAAATCTTTACTGAAACATCAGATAGTCCTTTTTTGTTTTCCCTGAATTCGTCGTTTTTACAAGCCCATTGCACATATTTTTTCTTTTCAATCGCAATATTATAGATCTTTCCTTCTTCATCTAACTTTCTTAGTATCCTACTGTAAGCGTCTAAAAGAGTTTTAAAAGATTTTTCGGAAGACAACTTCTTAACTCCATCCTCAAACTCTTTTAACTTATTAATATTGTTTAAATATCTGACTGTTGCTTGCTGAACAGCTGGATCGTCTGCAAAAGAAGATATTTCTGGTTCGTTACTAACAAGAGCATCAAACGCTGCCTGGTTTTGTATATTTCCTAGAAGTTCAGAAACTGCGTTTCCTCCATTGATCGTTTTAGTATTGACATCGATACCACGAGACTCGTTGATGCTTTCTAGACTCTTAATGGATGACAACGCTGTAGTTATTTTTTCCGCCACCCTAGAATCAACATGCTTAAGCTGGCCTATACTAGCAAGTGCTTCCTCCATGCTATCTTGAATTATTTTCCTTTCACGCTCTTCTTCAGGAGTATCTTCTCTGATCAAAATGTTTGATGGTTGGGCCAAAAAGGCATGCTCAACAGAACCATTATATTCGATGTCCAATTCAAAAGATATATCAGACGTATCAAAGTTAGGAACAAAAGTGTGCTTTTTTAATGTTAGAAAGAACACTATCTTACTTGCACTGAGAGCGTCCAGAAATTGTTGTGTTTTTTTTCTAGCCGTGGAACCGTCGAATCCTATTGAAGAATAGGCTTCTGATACTCTTTTTCTGCTTATTGGAGTGTATCCAATCTCTACTTTAATTCTATGATTTTTTTGATCATATTGCAAGTGATTACTTCTTTTCTCTCCCTTTGGAGGGTTAGGGTCAATTCTCTTTTTCCCAATTGGTCTGGAGATTAAGTCTGCAAAAGAAATTTGCCCTGAAGATCTGTTGCCATATTTTTTAAATAAAGCATCTGGAGATTCAAAATAAATCTTTAAGTTGCAATTGATCCAATAGTCTATATCTCCGGGGTGAGTTCCCAGATAATCATATGAAAAAGATCTAAGGCCTACGGCGGAGCCTTGCCTGGAACTGGTTATATCCTTAAAATTGTCAAAATTACTAAATGGTAACTCTACTTGTTTATAAGTTTTGCCCATCCCCTGAACTATAAAAAGTCTCAAATATGGTTTAAGATCAGCAAGGATTGATCTGGGAACGTCTTCTATTAACGATTGTCCGCCGGCAACGCCAGTCAAAGCGTTTAAATAAACATTGGAACTTTCTGCAAGCGGATCTGTTAAAACAAAGTTCCTATAATCTTGTTTTATATGGATCCCTTTCAAGGATGCGAAATGTTCTATAAATTCAGAAAGCAGAGACTGATCAGAATACACAGGAATTCTTTTCTTGTTTTGAATCGGCTTCTTTTCAGTGCCTTTTTTTTTGGGATTTGCCATTTTACTTTCTCACCTAATAAAATATTTCCAAAACTTTATCCAAGGGAAGTGGAATGTTCAGAACATCTCCAAGCTCTACATCAGATTCTAATGGTGTTTGATTATACCAAGGTATAACCCACCAGTATCTTGAATCGTCATAATATTTATCAGCTAATTTATAAAATCTATCTCCTGTTACCCAAATATGTTGTGAAACTATTAACTCCTGTCTCTGTTCCACTGTGGGGTATTTAAACTTTGGAGTCATATAGTGGTTTACAAATTTTAAATTTCTTCCCTTGAAAATGTCTTTATACATGGGATTATTATTTGTAACAATTTTTCTATTTGAATATCTATCGCTCATTTAGTCACCCTCATCCCAGTACTTTCTTTGCTGCTGCTTCTGCGCCATCGCGTTGAGCCTGAGTTTTTAATGGAAGACTTATATTTCCTCTGGTCGTTGTAGTTTCAACTCCGTAAGGAAACTTGGTCTTATCTCCTGCAAGTGAATTTATATTAAATTGAATTTCTCCCGACTCGTCTCTAATCCAAGATGGACTCTTTTCATATACAGGGTAGAATGTAAATGAAAGGTTTATAGCTTGAGGGTATACCATATTTTCTTGCCCTTGTTCAGATCTTCTAACGGCGCGGCCAGCATTCTGGGCATTATCCCTCAAAGACGGGGCGTGTAAAAAAGGACTTTCCATATCAAACTTGTAAAGGAAATTGGCGATGTACCCCATCTGGCCAGCAGTTTCGGCTGGGCCAAAGTCCATGCCAGGGGCTCCAATCAAATTCTGAAGTCTGACTTTGAACAACGGAGAACCTCCTGCCTTTGTGATCATCACTCCATCTTTTGTTTTTTCCTGTTCTGCGTAAAGCATATTTGTCAGCATCGAGACTCTCGCCATATTTTGTTTAGCCTCTGATATACCTGCTGCTACTGCTTTCCATTCTACTGAGATTTCTCTACTAGTATTTGTCCATTTTCTAATCGGCTGAGTTTGCATTACGAAATATTGCTCATCATAACTTGAATTAAATGTATCTGAGAAATTCTCTAGCATAGCCTTAAACTTTACACTTTGCCCAGAATTAACATGAAATATATCAATCCAAAACCCTTTGTTTGCTATGAAATCTGTCGGGTCTGTTTGTAAATCTGATTTAAATAATTTTGACATTATGCTGGGCTCTCTACTGTTCTTTGTTTCATATGATCGACTACAACATCATGGATTCGTTTTCCATCTAAGTGTAGTTGCACAACTGTGCTTGCTCCAGTTCCCATTCCCAAAGACGCTAGAACCTGCGAGATACCTTCTTTAACTGCTGCAGCCGTCGCTTGTGCGTTTTCGTTTCCCACGCTAAGACTTGGGGGCCTTACAGAAGGATCTATACCAGCGGCAGCGACTTGATTTGCTGGGACAACATATTCTCCCTTGTGAACTAAAGCAGGGGCGGTCTCCTTTACATATCCTCCGGAGGCGTAACCTTTGGGGGAAATCGGGCCTCCTCCAGTAAATAACGATGACCAGGACCATCCGGTGTCGGCGGCGGACGCGCCCTTTCCTCTTTTTCCTGCCGCCCTGGTCGCCCTTTTCTTTAAATTCTCCTCCGTATCTTTCGCCAGGTCCGCTTTTTCTTTACCAAACCACTTTTCCGACATCGCGTCCAACTTATCAAGAAGCGGTCCAATTTTTTTAATCATCTCCAGCATCTGTGTCATGCCTTCTTTAAGTTTGGGAAGTGTATTTTTTTGAAAATTCCCAAACGTCGTTTCAATTTTCTCGAGGAAGTCGTCCATGTTTTCAAATACGGGAACAATTCCTTTAACCATCTGCGTCATTCTAGCCATGAAGCTTGTGGCTCTTTCAGAAAGGTCGGTCATCTTCTCTCCTTCCGTCATGTCCCCTTCTGCTTTAGCAGCTGCGTCGGCCATGGCTTCCGATGTCGTACCAAAAAATTCATTAGCTTTGGCCGCGTCATTAATGCCAGCAGCTGCAGCTACTGCTTTCTTCTCAAACCTGCCCATCGAATCCCAAGACTTGCCTGAAAGCTCCAAGGAATCTCTCATTGCCTGAATTCTTTCTTCTTCAGACATATACACCATTTCAATACTGTTTAAGTATGGTCCGCCTAAAATACTGTTTAGTTTACCAACTGCATCAGCTGATTGATCAAATGTATCAAATTGCCCAGCAATACCTAAAAGATCTCCCATCTGCATTCCAGTGACCTCTGCCTGCGCCGCGAGTCCTTTGAATACATTTACCATATTTTTTCCGTGAGCAGCAAGAACTGGAGCGGCTGCGGACATGTCCAAAAGAAGTTTACCAACACTTACTTTGATCGCTTGGCCAAAATTCTTAAGTTTGTCAGTGGTATCAATAAGTTCTTGGCCTTGCAAGCCCATAGTTTTGTTTAGTAATTGAAATGTTTCGGATGTTATTTTACCATCTATGCCCGCTTGTTGCATTTTCGCCGTAAATACACCCATGGCGGTCTGTGAGGCAGGGAGAGATCTTCTGAAAAGTGCCGTGTTTTCATATAAAGCTATCATTGCGCTGTCAACTTTAGATGTTTCCAGTCCCAGTCCTTTCATAGTTGCGTAAGTTTCAGCTGCAGTGTCAGTGAAATCTTTCGTTGCTTGAGTCGCAAACGTAATATTTGCTCTTAATGAATCAATTCCGAACATCGACTCCTCGAGTTGAGAAATAACGAATCCAAAAACACCACCGATTGCTTTCCCCATTGATCTGCCTGCGTCGCCAACCTTATTACTAGAACTTGCAAATTCTTTAGCCCAATTGGCTGCTCCGCCGGCTTGGGCAGCGAGGCCACCGGTCATCGTTTCACTGAATTTTGTAGATATCTCGAGGTTTGACGCCATCTGACTTCTGAAATCTTTTGCTAGTTCTGCTTGTTCTTTGAGAGATTTTTTAAGTGATTTTTGCAGTTTCTCTCTTTTAGTAAGCTGCTTGATGGCGTTGGCGCCTTCTTTGTTGATCCCCTTCTTGAGTGCTAATTCAGCTTCGGCTTGTTCAACTTCTTCCTTGGAAAGCTTGCCCAGTTTGATTTGATCTTTAAGTTTTTTTTGTCGGGCTGCTATTTCTTGATTCCTGATCTTCTCTTCTTTTTCGGCAAACTTCAAAGCGCCAGCTAGTTCTTTATTCTGAAGAGATAGCAGCTTCATCTTTTTCTCTAACAGGCTTACTTCTTGAGACATTCCTTTAGACACAGACTCTTGTTTTTTAACAGTCTCTTCTAGAGCCTTGTTATACCTGTCCAGTAGTCTATTTAACTCTTGCTGCTGTTTTGTGTCATTAGCCAATGTTTAAGATTCCCGTATGCTCTATAATTAGTTGACTATTTCTTTTTATAAGCATTTTCAATTTGCTCTTTTTCATTCTCCAACTGTTTGTTCAGTCTTTGAACAAACCAAAGCCTAATTTTAACTGGCAAATTGTATGCCTCGGTAAAACTCCAGCCTCCATAGTACTTAAGGAAAAAGAACTGTTCATAAACGTTCTCTATATATTTATCATCCAGGCCAAAAAAAGTTTGCCGCAAGCGGCACGTTCACCTCGTTCGTTGAGCCACACTCTGAACATTCAATCGTGTGGGTTAGGTCTATGTCGGGAGACACATTGGAGTAAACATCTCTAATGTATCTAGCGTCCATAGCTGGCATATGATCTATCAACATATTTAACTTTGAGTCTCCCGTCTCACCTTCAGCTGAAACAATAATAGCTCTCAAGCGATCTGATAACGCAGCTTGTGGAAGTTTCATTTTTTTCTTTCTTTCTGAGAGTTCTGTAATTTTCTTTTCGTCAGCCCCTGTCAATAACTTAATTTCGATTTTAACATCAGAACGCGGGAGCTTAAGAAAGAAAGTACGATTTTCTGTTATTTGTATATCGTATTTCTCTGGATTTCCATAATTCAGCTCTGTAATCTCTACCAAATCAAACTCATGATTAAAAGAAGCCTCACAATCTGGACATGTGACATTTGCATCGTAATCAGATCCGTATCCTGTGATTCTTGCCGCAACGACTAGTGCGTTTTTGTCCCCTAGAAGAAGACTTTCTGGTCTTATGGATTTATCAACAATAACATTCTGCAAAAGTCTATCTAATGCTAAACCCTTTTTCAAAAGAGACTGAGAAGTTAAGATATCCTCGTCCTTTGCAGTCATATATCTTATTTCGACTGTATCTTGGTTGTGTAGAGGGTGTCCTTTTGGATAATAGCGCCCTTTCGAAGGGATCTCAACGATCTCTGTTGGCGTCGCGAAGGACAAGCCGGCTCCAGAGTTCATAACCTCTTGTTCTAATGTTGAATCGCTCGATTCTTTCGATCCGAGACGATCTTCATTATTTCTGACTGACATATTTACCTCGTTAAAGTTATATTATACTAACGTTTTGATTAAATGTTAAGCCTGGCCAGTATCAAAAGTAGCATAATCATAACGAACAGTTACATTAAGCTCTACGAAAGCGTCGCTTTCATAATCAAGAGAACCAAATTCAACAGCTGAAATCCAGGGGTTCCAAAGTTGGAACTGGTCAACCACAGTGTTGCCATCTGCCGTAAGCTGTTGAAGTGTAATAATACTTCCTAAAGCTCTAACACTGAGATCCTTCGTTGGAGTGCTAACTGGTTGAGCTTCTGGAACATTATAACCGCCGCTTGTGATTGCTTCGTATACTTTTTGAGAAACATCTGGATTAACAGAGTCCACAAGAGTAAATTGTGTTGTTTGCCATTCTACCATTCCTGGATAATAAAACTTATGACCAAAAAAGTTGTGAGTTGTCTCGGTGATTGTTACAGATGGCTTTGCGACTTTCTTGACTACGAATGTAGGGATTCCGATTGTGCCCTGTGTTGAGCCTGGGATAGGTTCGCCGCCGACATACAGCAGCCATCTATGCTGCCTTTTCGGTTCTAAACTCGCGTCACTCCAAAACTTATTTGCTGCCATTTTATTATTATCTCCTCAATATTAAATAGTAAATGATTTAAAAACTTTCTGATTAATCCTCAAAAGATGCTCCGGAATCCGTAATGATGAAATCAAGAGCGATGAATTCAATGGCCCTAGCAGGCTTGATGAAAATCTTGGCGTACATGATGTTTCTGTCTATCATTTCTGGAGTGGTTGTTGTCTCGTCTAGAACAACTTTGTAGTCAACAATACCTACTTGGCTCTTAACGCCACTTAGGAGTGATTTAACTCTGCTGCTAAAGCCGAGCCATGTTGATCTTACGTTCTGTTCGAACAATGTTGTCGCAGCGATTCTTGATACTTCCTTTTTAAGGAAGATAAGAAGACGGCGGACATTGATTCTATCTAGTGCAGATGGTGTCACCTGCAATGTTTTCTGTCCAAATATAACGAGGCCTTCTGCCGGGAATGAAGCAATCGGATTAATATTTGCTTCATATAGTTTATCTCTATCTTTAGATGTTAATTTGTGTGTAACACCGAGAACATCTATTCCAGCGGTACCATTTGAGAGACCACCTCTTGTGAAGCCTGCAGGAGCAAACCAAAGTGCTTGCTGAGCTTGACTAAAGGACATGGTTCCCAGGGCTGCTACAGAAGGCGGAACCTTAAGAACAGCTTCAGTGTTTGCGTCTCTAATCTGTATCCATGGATAATATGTACAAGCATAACTTGAATTTATTTCTCTTGAATCTAGATTAGTAACAAGAGTATTAATGTTTTGATCATTAACACGAGTTTTCTCAGTATCGGTGCTTTCAGCTGCTGGCTGATATGCACTTCTATCTGTGTTATCAAGGTCAATAATTGCGAGCGCATCAGCACGTTCTTCGCAGTTGTCGATCAACTCTTTTGTGAGCTT